TCGCCGGCCGCCACCAGCAGCCGCGTGCTAGGCACCTCGGCCAAGCCACGGTCCTGCAGTGCGCGCAGCCGCGTGGCAAGCTGCACCAGCGCGCGCGCCTCGGGCTCGGCAATGCCGCTTTCCTGCGCAACGATGCGCGCCTCTACCTCAGGCGCGGGAAAGCCGAAGTCCAGCGCCACGAAGCGCTGGCGCGTGCTGGGCTTCAGGTCCTTGAGCATGCGCTGGTAGCCGGGGTTGTATGACACGATGAGCCCGAAGCCGGGCGCGGCCTCGACCACCTCGCCCGTCTTGTCGATGGGCAGGATGCGCCGGTGGTCGGTGAGCGGGTGCAATACCACCACCGTGTCCTGCCGTGCCTCCACCACTTCGTCCAGGTAGCACAGCGCGCCCTCGCGCACAGCGCGGGTCAGCGGCCCGTCGTGCCACACGGTGCCGCTGCCCTGGATGAGGAAGCGGCCGATCAGGTCGCTGGCGCTCAGGTCGTCATGGCAGGCGATGGTGATGAGCGGGCGCTTCAGGCGCCAGGCCATGTGCTCTACGAAGCGCGTCTTGCCGCAACCTGTGGGTCCCTTGAGCATGACGGCCAGGCCCTGCGCGTGGCACTGCGCGAAGACCTCGATCTCGTCGCCGCTGGGCAGGTAATAGGGGGGCTCCGGCGCAGGGGACGTTGCCGGGCGGGCCATTCCCGCCCCGCCCTGTAGATCAAATCGCTGCAGCACGGTGCGTATCGATGGGACGGTCCACCGGATCGCTGGCGTTGACCTCCAGCCGCAGCGGGTGGCGGAAGAAATCGATGATGAACAACGCAACGCCGATCGCGAAGATGGACGCAGTGATGACCAGCATGACAAAGTGCACCTGGATCTTGAGTTGCGCATCCAGGTAGCCCATGCCCATGATGCGCTCCAGGTACACCTGCCCAATGCCCGCGGTGGCGAACGACAGCGTCATGCCGAACATGCCCGCCAGCTGCATCCAGAACGACAGGTAGCCCATGGCGGTGCCTTCCTCGGGCCTGCGTGTGAGGGCCGGCTGCGCATAGCTGATCATGGCCATCACGATCATCGCGTAGGCCCCGTAGAACGCCGCGTGCCCGTGCATGGCGGTAATGAGGGTGCCGTGCGTCCACTTGTTCACGCTGGGGAAGGTGTGGGCCAGGCCCAGCAGGCCGGCACCGAACAGCGTGAACACGGCGCTGCCCACCGTCCAGTGCAGCGCCAGCTTGTTGGGGTGGGCCATGCCCGAGCGGCGCATGGCGAAGTAGGCATACATGGCCATGCCCACCAGGGCCACGGGCTCCAGTGCGCTGAAGAAACCCCCGATGGGCAGCCAGTACTGCGGCACGCCCACCCAGTAATAGTGGTGCGCCGTACCCAGGATGCCGGCAATGAACACCAGCCCCACGATGACATAGAGCCACTTTTCCATCACCTCGCGGTCTGCGCCCGACAGGCGGATCAGCAGGTACGCGAGGAAGCCGCCCTGGATCATCTCCCACACGCCCTCCACCCACAGGTGGATGGTCCACCAGCGGTAGAAGATGGCCACGGTGTAGTTGTGAAACTCCAGCAACGCCGGCAGGTACAGCACCGCCGCCAGGCCCAGGCCGCCCAGCAGCACACCCTCCGGTGTCGTGAAACGGCCGGACTTGCGGATCGTCATGCCGACGTTGTAGAGGAACATGAGCATCACGATCACGATCACGATCTTGGAGGGCAGCGGCTGCTCCAGCAGCTTGTTGCCCGTGCCCCAGCGAAACAGGTAGCCCACCACCGTGGCTACGCCCATCACCGTCCACAGCACGAGCTGGATGTAGGCCAGCCGTGTGCTGTGCAGTTCGGTGCGCGACTCGTCGGGCACCATCCAGTACGTGGCCCCCATGAAGCCGCACAACACCCAGACGATCAGGATGTTGGTGTGGATCATCTTGGTCACGTCGAACGGCAGGATGTACAGCAGCGGATCCGGCCCCAGGTACTTGGTGGCCGACAACAGGCCGAACACCAGCTGCAGCCCGAACAGGGCCACGGCCACGGCGAAATACCAGTAGGCGACGGATTGGGACTTGTATCTCATGGCGGACTCCGGCGATGGCTGCGGGCGTGCTTACTTCATGGACATCAGGTAGGCCACGAGCTGGTCAATCTGCTCGGCCGTGAGGTCCTTGGCGTAGGTCGTGGGCATGAAAGAGGTCCCATCAGCCGAGTACATGGGCCCGGGCACCAGGTGCGCGCTGGGCGAAACGATGGACTCATGCAAGTAGGCCGCCACATCCTTGGCCTGGCCTTTGTAGTCGGACGAGCCCAGCAGTGCCTCGGTGCGGCCCTTCACACCTGCGAGGGACGGCCCGGCCATATTCACGCCGGGCGCGGTGGAGTGGCAGGCGGTGCAGGCGGGCGTGGCCGTGCGGAATACCCGCTCGCCCAGGGCAATCGGGTCTTCGTTGCCCGACAGCGGGCGCGCACCGGGGGGCGCAGCGATGCCGCCCCGTTCGATCTTTGCGTCGTCCGCCTGCTGCGCGGCGCTGCGGTCAGCCCCCGGCAGTGTGGAGCCCGTCACGAGGATGGGCCGCGGTGGCCATCCCTGGTTGTCCACGTTGCTGACCCAGTCGAAGAAAGCGATGAGTCCGGCAATGTCCTCGTCGCTCAGGTCTTGCTTGGGCATCAGGCGACGGTGGCGCTGCTCGTCGTAGAACTTGGAAGGATCCTTCAGGTAAGCCTTCAGATACGCCTCGCCGCGCAGCTTGGTGATCTTGGTCAGATCGGGCGCGTAGTAGGCGCCTTCGCCAAAGATGGTGTGGCAGTTGATGCAGTTGTTCTTGTGCCAGACATCCTTTCCGTGCACGACCGCCGGAGTAATGGACTCGGCATTGGTCAGCGCATCGAACTTGCGGTGGCTGTCAAAAGTGAGGAGGAGGAACACCGCCGCCGAGAGGCCCGTGGCGACGATGGCGAAAAGACGCGTCTGGCGCTTGTTCATGGGGTTCTCCCTTTCACACGCCGATGCCAGACCAGTACATGACGGCCATGGTGCCGGCGTAGGCCATGGCCACGACCATCAGCAGCACCACGACGAGCGCAAACACCTTCACAGGCAGATACCAGGCATGCATGGGGTGGCCTCCTCTAGCTTGTTGTTTGGGCCGACGCGCCGTGGGAACGCGCGCCACTGCCGTGCATAGTGACGGCCTGTCCAGCATGCGGCTGTCGGACAACTGCCCGTGCGCTGTCAGACAGGAAGCCGCAGCGCGCATGGGCGACAATCGGCGGGTGCCCATGACCGACCTTATCCAGACCGTCCTCATCTACGCCCTGCCGGTGCTGTTTGCCATCACCGTGCACGAAGCCGCGCACGGCTATGCCGCCCGGCACTTTGGCGACAACACCGCGCTGATGATGGGCCGTATCACGCTCAACCCCCTCAAACACATCGACCCGGTGGGCACCGTGCTCATGCCGCTGCTGCTGTATTTCGCCACCTCGGGGGCGTTTCTGTTTGGCTATGCCAAGCCCGTGCCGGTGAACTTCAGCCAACTGCGCCACCCCAAGCGCGACATGATCTGGGTGGCGCTGGCGGGCCCGGCATCCAACTTCATCCAGGCTATCGGTTGGGCGCTGCTGCTGGTCGCGCTGGTCGCCGCCGGCACACAGGAGCGCTTCTTCCTGGAGATGGCGCGCGCCGGCATTGCCGTCAACCTCGTGATGTGGGCGTTCAACCTGTTTCCGCTGCCACCGCTGGACGGGGGTCGCATCCTCGTCGGCCTGCTGCCGTGGAAGCAAGCCCATTTGCTCTCGCGCATCGAACCCTACGGCTTCTTCATCGTGCTCGCACTGGTGGTGGCGGGCATCGTGGGTGCGCTGTGGCTGCGCCCCCTGATGGCGCTGGGCTACAGCGCCATCAACGTCATGCTGTCGCCACTGGTCGCGCTGCTGCGCTGACCGGCTCCTTCTCTGACTTCCCTCATGCCAAAGACCATCCGCTTCCTCACCGGCATCACCCCCTCGGGCACGCCGCACCTGGGCAACTTCGTGGGCTCCATCCGCCCCTCCGTGGCCGCCAGCCGCAACGCAGGCGTAGAGAGTTTTTACTTCCTGGCCGACTACCACGCCCTCATCAAGTGCCAGGAGCCCGAGCGCGTGCACCGCTCCACGCTGGAGATCGCCGCCAGCTGGCTCGCCGCCGGACTGGACCCGCAGCAGGTCACCTTCTACCGTCAGTCCGACATCCCTGAAATTCCTGAGCTGCACTGGTTGCTAACCTGCGTGACCGGCAAGGGGTTGCTCAACCGCGCCCACGCCTACAAGGCCGCACAGGACAAGAACCAGGAAGCCGGCCGCGACCTGGACGACGGCGTGAGCGCAGGGCTGTTCATGTACCCCGTGCTGATGGCGGCCGACATCCTGATGTTCAACGCCCACAAGGTGCCCGTGGGCCGCGACCAGATCCAGCACATCGAAATGGCCCGCGACATGGCGGCCAGCTTCAACCACCTCTACGGCGAACACTTCACGCTGCCCGAGGCGGCCGTCGAGGACAACGTGGCGCTGCTGCTGGGCCTGGACGGGCGCAAGATGAGCAAGAGCTACGACAACACCATTCCGCTGTTCTCGACGCGCGAGCAGTTGAGGAAGCTCATCGGCTCCATCGTCACCGACTCGCGCGCTCCTGGCGAGCCCAAGCAGGTGGAGGGCTCGGCTCTGTTCCAGATCTACCAGGCCTTCGCCACCCCCGAAGAGACCGCCGCCATGCGGCGCGCCTATGCGGACGGCATCGCCTGGGGCGACGCCAAGCAGATGCTGTTCGAGCGGATCGACCGAGAAATCGCGCCCATGCGCGCGCGCTATGACGATCTGATGGCCCATCCCGAGAAGGTGGAGGCCGCCCTGCAAATCGGCGCCAAGCGCGCCCGCGCCATCGCCGCCCCCTTCCTGCAGCGCCTGCGCGCCGCCGTAGGCCTGCGCAGCCTGAGCGCCGTCGCACACCCCGCACCGGCCACACAGAAGACCAGCAAGGCCGCCCTGCCCGCTTTCAAGCAATACCGCGAGGCCGACGGCAAGTTTTACTTCAAGCTGGTGGCTGCCGACGGCCGCTTGCTGCTGCAAAGCACGGGTTTCGACGCCCCGCGCGACGCCGGCCAGTCCATCGCTCGGCTGCAAAAGGAAGCCGGCGCACTGCAGGCCCTGGCCCCCCTGTTGACGCCGGTGGACGGCGTGCCAGCATCAGAGGTGGAGGCAGCGCTGCTGGCTCTGGCAGCTGCGCAGGAATGAATCCCGGCGCCCTTTGCTATTATTTACATAGCTACTGGCGCTAGCTCAGCAAGGCCCCGGGGGCAAAATCGCTCGAAATTTGGTCACAAGAGCTGGCCCCAGAAGGGACGCACCAAGAAAAAGCCTTGCAAGCGACTGGCTTGCAAGGCTTTTTAGTTTGGCGGAGAGGGTGTCCGGCGGGCGCCTTTGAAAACAGGGCCGCCAAGGGGTTTTTGGTGGTTAATGGGCCATTGCTATGGGCCAATAAAAATAATGGCTCCATTGCGCGGAAAAGGGCATTGCCGGGTGTGTTTGAAGGTGGGGAGAGGATTCAAAACACGGGCAGACAAAACCCGACGATTCCCGACGCCTGGGCAGCCTAAAAAATCGCGTGCGAGGCCACGCCAGGCTTGACATTGGCCAGGATCGGCACTGCCGACGAAATCAACACATGAAGCGGGCAGGCGCGGCGGGGTCTCGACGGCGCGCCGCGAGGGTGGGCGGGGCTGCACATCGGGGGAGCGGGAGACGTGAGGGGCAGGGGCTGGGCTGGTGGAAGGAAGACGGACCGAGCGTGCTTGTCGTTGCTCATGCTGCGGATTGCGCCCGTGGATGACACATCGCGGGCTGGAGGTGGCGGGGGCTATTGATTCATAATGGCATCGCATTACAAACTATTACGCCCGTAGCATGTTGCACCGACACCCGCTGAAGATTGCATTCAAGGCTCACTCACTACCAACAGCGTGGCGTCAGGCTATTGCAGCCGTCGCGATAGCGGTCTGCAGTAGCGTTGCATGGGGAGCGAACATCCTCATCGTCAACACCGGAGCGTATGGCGGTACCGATTCGTACCTCCAGGCACAGTTGCTAGCGAACGGCCACACCGTGACCGTTTCCGGAGTGCCGTCGTCGGTCGCTGGCTACGACCAAGTGTGGGATCTTGGGTATTCCGTAGGCATCAGCGGAGCTTATGCCGCCGTCCTGACTTCGTTCCTGCAGGGGGGCGGTTCGCTATTTCTGATGGGAGAAAACCCGGGTGCCGCACCGATTCGGAACCCCGCCATCGAAACATTCCTCGGTTCGCTTGGGGCGGGCACCGTCGCAGTCAGCGGATACGGCACCATAAACCCGCAAACGGTGTCGAATATGCTGCTCCTTGCCAACAACTCGGCAAGCGTTACTTTTGCAGGTTCTGGAAAATTTGGCAGTGTCGGCACTGGTGTGTGCGGCACAAGCGATTGCACCGTTGCTGTATGGCCGCCGGGATCATTAAGTGCCGCTCCTGCGGGCGCGTTACTGTCTGTTCTCGACATCAACTTCATGACCGGCGGTTATGCGGACCCGCCATTTATCGCTAACCTGGCTGCTTACCTCGCGTCCCCGAGCTCCGTTCCAACTGCGCCGAAGGCAATTCCTTCACTTGCAGTTGGCGCCCAGCTGTTGCTTGCTTTCAGTGTGTTGGGCGTAGGCCTCATAAGGATTCGACGGCAACTGAGATCATCTGCCACTTAGACGGCCTTGGGCGCGTCTTCCAGCACGTAGGGCTTGAACGCACAAACCGGCACGCCGGCCCAGGTGTTGATGGCGTCGGCCATCGTGGACTGCAGGGGCGCAATCTCATTGCGTGCGAAGACCTTGGCCGCCTTCTCCACGTCGCCGAACCCGCCCACGTTGTTGGGCAGCATGCCCATGAGCTGCGGCGGCACACGGTGCACGGCCAGCACATCGTCACGGCTGGAGTTCTTGATGTTCAGGAAGTCATCCTTCGCGGCCACCTCGCTGATGGGGATGAGCTGGATGCCATCTTTCTTGCCGTTGGGCGCGTAATAGAACAGGTTGCGGAAGTTGCCCATGCCCTTGGCCTTGGTCAGCTGCTCGCGCATCTTGTCGACATCCCCCTGCGACTGGGCCGCGTCGGTCACGTACAAGATGAAGCCTGCGTGGCTGCCGTTGTTGTAGTAGCGGCGGCGGAACAGCGTGGCCGACTCATTGAGCAGCGCCGACTGCAGCGCGCCAAGGTACGGCGGCAGGCCGTAGACCTCCTGATGAATGTCCGGCTCGCGCAGGTGGAACACATCGTGGCGCGGGAATTCGTGCGGGCTCTGCATGTCCGTCACGAAGAAGTAGCGGCCGGGCTCCACGCCGCGGCGCACATACTTGCCCAGCGCGTGATGCAGCTCCAGCAAGTTGCCCAGCCGGTTGCGGCGGCGCTCCAGATAGCCGTTGCCCAGCACCATGAAGTCCAGCGCCAGCGCGCGGAAGGTCTCCGCGCTGAGCCACTGCGACGGCACGAAGGTGCTGGCCAGCACGTTGATCTTGAAGCGCAGCGCGGACTCATGGTGCGCGCCAACGCGCAGTAGCCGCGCCAGCGCCGCCAGGCTCACGGGCGGCTCGTACCAGTCACCGGACTGCAGACACTCCGCATACTCCAGCAGCGCCGACCGGCCACCGATGACGGGCTCGGGCTCGCCCAGGTCGAAAGTGAACGACTGCGCGGCGGGGGAGCCCGTTGGGCAAAGTGAGGCAATCTCACTTTGGGGGGCAGTAGGCAATGCGGACTGCGCGGCGTGGTGCCGGGCCTGTGCGGGTGTGCGGCGTGTGCGTTTGGTCATGGCTATTCAGAGATTTCAAGAAAGGACTGCCCCTGCACCGTGGCCAGGCCGGTGCCGACTTCCAGGGGCTCATTGCTGATCGCGTTCATGCACGCCCAGGCCAGGTCAGAGTGGCCGGTTTCCTCGCTGCGGCCGGCGGCATAGGTCACGCTGCGCCCGCTCGCCGTCAGTTCGCGCTTGATGGCCATGAAGCTGCTGGCCAGTTCCTTGTTGCCGGCGTCGAACTCCAGCCGGCCCGCGTTGATGACCTGCTGCGCCTTGAGCACCAGCATGGTCTTGGTCTCCACGCTGTAGTTGATGCCGCGCGCGGCCGGGTAGAACTTCTGCACCAGCTGGTACACGCCCTGGCCGATGCCAGTGGTATCCAGCGTCATGGCCGTCACGTTGAAGCGCTGGGTGATTTCCTTGATCGCCTTGGCCTGGGCCTCGAAGTCCATGCCCTTGAACTGCTGGGTATGCAGCACGCGCAGCTGGCCGCCGGGCTTAGCCGGCGGGGCCAGCACCACCAGGCCGGCGCTGTCGCCCGTGTGGCTGGGGTCATAGCCGACCCACACCGGCATCCAGCCGGCCGGGCGCTGGCTGAACGGCTTAAAGTCGCTCCACAGCTCCCAGCTGTCCACCATGCAGCCCTGCAGCATCGACAGTGGGAACACCGAGAACGAGTCATCGACGAACCCGCACATCAACAGGTTGGCGAACTCCGCGTCGGAATACTCCAGCCGCAGCTCGTCAAGGTCGAACAGATCGCAGCCGCCCGCCAGGGCGTCCATGATCGTGACGATATTGCGCCACACGCGGTCTTCGCCCGTGAAACCGCTGCCGCCCAGGCGCGCATGGCTCAGATCCACTTCAATCTTCGACTTCTTCTTGAGTCGCAGCCCGCTCCAGAACGCATAGGCCGCGTGCTGGATGCTGCTGGGCGTGCTGAAGTAGGTCTTGCGCCACTTCTTGTGCATCGCCATGCCGCTGGCCACTTTGTTCAGGCGCTCAAAATCCTGAGTCCAAAAGAACTCGTCAAAGTAGAAGTTGCCGTGATAGCCCTGGGCCGTGCGCGCGTTGCTGCCCAGGAAATACAGCGTCGCGCCGTTGGCCAGCACGATGGGGTCGCCCCTGAGCTCCACGCCAGTGACCTCGTGCACGAACGCCGCGATGTACTGCTTGAAAATGTGCGCCTGCGCCTTGCTGGCGGACAGAAAAATCTGGTTGCGCCCGGTCTCCAGCGCGTCGATAAGCGCCTCGCGCGCAAAGTACCAAGTGGCGCCAATCTGCCGGCTCTTGAGAATGGCCCGCGTGCGTTGCTGGCTGCTCTGCCACCAGCCCAGCTGGTACTTGAACAGGGAGTCGAGGAAAGCGCTTTTCAGCTGCTCGATCTGCTCATCTGACAGGAAGTTCTTCGCGCGCCGCTTCTTCGGCCCCGCATTGCGCGCCTCGATAGCCGGGTTCAGGTCCGCCTCGCGGCCCGTGCGTTCGTACTTGCCAATGCGTGCCAGGCGCTCCAGCTGGCGGCCCAGCAGGTCAATTTCCTTGAAGTCGCCGCCCGTCTTTACATCCTTTGCGATGAGTGTGGACATGCGCGCTTCCAGCGCGAACTCCACACGCTGCGCGGCGGGCGTGTCGGCCCACTTCTCGGCCTTGTGCCAGCCATGCAGCGTGCCGCGCGGGATGTTCAGGTGCTCCGCGATGTGCGATAGTTTCCAGCCCATCCAGAACAGCGCGCGCGCCTCGCGGCGCACGCCGGTGCCGCCATCAACCGGCCGCGTCTCGCCGGCAGGCAGTGCATCCAGTGCGAGGGATTGGGCGGGCTTCGTGATGGCCTTTTGCGCGGCGCTACCGGTGTTGCGCACCGCGCTCACCGCGCGCTTTGGCTTCGCGGCGGGGGCGGGGTTCGTGGCGGCTTTGGCGGTCATGGCTTGCCAGTGTCTGCCGCGCGCGCGCGGAAATCACGGGGTCAAAAACATGGGGCGCGCAGCCACAGCGCACACAAATTGCGGCGCATGAGGTAGGTGCGGAACATAGGCGGTAGATCAACTTCCACCGCACAGAGCCTCACCATGCCATCCAAGTTTTTCCGCGTAGCCACCGAAGGCGCCACAACCGACGGCCGCGAAATCCAGCGCAACTGGATCGAGCAGATGGCCAAGAACTTCAACCGCGAAAAGTACGGCGCACGCGTCTGGCTGGAGCACTACCGTGGCGTGCTGCCCGACAGCTCGTTCGCCGCGCTGGGCGATGTGATCGCAGTGGAAGCGCGCCAGGTGGAAGGCGGCAAGCTGGCCCTGTTCGCACAGATCGAGGCCCTGCCCGCACTGGTGGCCATGAACAAGGCCAAACAGAAGATCTACACCAGCATCGAGGTGGACCCCAACTTCGCCAAGACCGGCGAGGCCTACCTGACCGGCCTGGCAGTCACCGACAGCCCGGCGAGCCTGGGCACCGAGGTACTCAAGTTCGCCGCAGGCAACCCCGACGCCAACCCGTTCAAGGGCAAGAAGCACTCCGAGGGCGCGCTGTTCACCGCGGCGGTGGAAACGGACCTGGGCCTGGAAGGCGACGCCGAAAGCCTGGCAGGCCAGCTGCTGAACAAGTTCTCCACCATGCTGGAAAGCCTGGGCGCCATCGTCACGGCAAAGCCCACGCAAGCGCAGGCCGACACCTTCGCCACCAAGGCCATGGAAGTGCTGGGCGCGGCCGACGCCGCCATCCAGCACCAAGCCAAGGAACTGGCCACGGCCCAGGCCGCCCACGCCAAGCTGGCCGGCGAGTTCTCCAAGCTGCAGACCGAGTTCAAGGCCCTCACCGAGAAGCTGAGCCAGCAGGACGGCAGCACCACGCACCGTCCCGAAGCCACGGGCACCGCAGGCGCCTTGAAGGCCGACTGCTGACAAGGCCGCAGCTACCGACAACGCAACTACCGCAATCCATATCCGCGAGGGACCAACCCATGAAAAACGCAACCCGCCTGCTGTTCAACCAGTACCTGGCCGACCAGGCCACGCTGAACGGCGTGCCGTCCGTGGCGCAGAAATTCGCCGTGGCACCAACCATCCAGCAAAAGCTGGAAAGCCGCATTCAGGAAAGCAGCGCTTTCCTGCAGTCCATCAACATCGTGCCGGTGGATGAAATGCAGGGCGAAAAGCTGGGCCTGGGCACGTCCGGTCCAATCGCCAGCCGCACCAACACCACGGTGAACGATCGGGCAACCGTGGATGCGTCCTCGCTGGAAGGCAACGGCTACAAGTGCGAGCAGACCAACTACGACACGCACATCCGCTACAACACGCTGGACATGTGGGCGAAGTTCCCGGACTTCCAGATCCGCATGGCCCGCGCAATCCAACGCCAGTGCGCGCTGGACCGCATCATGATCGGCTTCAACGGCACCAGCGTGGCCGCGGCCACAGACCGCAATGCAAACCCGCTGCTGCAGGACGTAAACAAGGGCTGGCTGCAGTACCTGCGCGACAACGCCGCCGCCCGCGTGATGGACGAAGGCGCAACGGCCGGCAAGGTGGTGGTGGGCGCGGCCGGCGACTACAAGACGCTGGACGGTCTGGTGTACGACGCCACGCAATCGCTGCTCGACGCGTGGCACGCCAATGCCGGTGACCTCGTGGCCATCGTGGGCCGCGACCTCATGCACGACAAGCTGTTCCCGCTGGTCAACGAAAAGCAGGCGCCCACAGAACAGCTGGCCGCAGACATCGTGCGCAGCCAGATGCGCCTGGGCGGCTTGCCGGGCATCACCGTGCCGTTCATGAAGCCCAACGCCGTGCTCATCACCAGCCTGGACAACCTGTCGATCTACTACCAAGCGGGCGCCCGCCGCCGCGCCGTGCTGGACAACCCCAAGCGCGACCGCATCGAGACCTACGAAAGCTCTAACGACGCCTTCGTGTTTGAAGACCTGGGCAAGGCCTGCCTGGTCGAAAACATCGAAATCACCGCCTGATCGGGCGCACCGCAGGCCGCACATAGCCGCTCCTAAAAAAAGGGGCCGCTATTTGCAGGCCGCGCACACCACACGGCATCAACACGGGGAACAGACATGCGCCAAACACCGGCACAGCGGCACCGCATGCACCGCCTGGCACTGCAGCAGGCAGAGCTGGTGCACGCGGCCAACGCCCACGGCCAGACCACGGGCACCGCCTACGAACTGCAGCTCGCGCAGCTGCACCAGCACCGCCTGCGTCTCAAAGACCTGCAGAGCGTGGAAAAGAAGGTGGAGGCCAAGCGCACCCTGCTGCCCGAATATGACGCCTACCTTGACGGCGTGCTGCAGGCCCGCCCCGGCACGCAAGACGACGTGCTGGCCACCGTGCTGGTGTGGCACATCGACGCCGGCAACTACGCCCGAGCGCTGCAGCTGGCCGCCTACGCGCTGGAGTGCGGCATGAGCCCGCCAGACCGCTACAACCGCGACCTGCCCACCATCGTGCAGGACGAAGTGGCCGAGGCCATCCTGGCCGGCCGGCTGCAAGGCGCGGACGCCGTGCAGGTGGCGGCACAGGCCATGGCCATCACCGAACACGCCGACACACCCGACCAGGCCAAGGCCAAGCTCTACAAGGCGGCCGGCTGGGCCATCCTGGGCAAGACCGGCAGCCACGACGTAGACATGAAGACCCGCACGCTCAAGGCCTGCAAGGAAGCGCTGCCGCTGCTGCAGCGCGCCCTGCAGCTGGACACCCGCACGGGCGTGAAAAAAGACATCGAGCGATTGGAGCGCCGGCTGGCAAAGCTGGACTGACGCACCAACCGCTGTAACCCGAGCGCACCCCGCGCCGTGGCGGCCCCAGGGCAACGCAGGCCATTGAATTGATTGCCGCGCCGACGCCCTGGGCCACCGCCACACCTATTGCAAGAAAGCCCGCCCATGTCGTTCATCGCCACCGCCAACCCGCCAGCCGCCGGCACCGAGCCGGTGGTGGCCAATGACGGCTTCTGGCCCGACATCGGCCGCGAGCAGCTGCGCAAAGACATCCGCCTGGACGGCACCGTGACGGCGGAGCGCCTGCACCTGGCCATCGAGGCCGCCATGTGGTCCATCAACGCCGAGCTGCAGGCCTGGCAGGACGAACAGCTGGCAGCGGGCCACGCCACGCTGGCCGCCGTGCCGGCAAAGCGGCTGGCCGGCGAAAGCGTCAAGGCCCGGCAGTACCGCCGCGCCATCTACAGCCATGTGCAGGCACAGCTGGCAGAGGCCTACCGCGACATGGACACGCTGCCCCAGGGCGCGGGCAAAGAGCCGCGCGTGCTGTCGGCGCTGGAGGTGCGAGTGGATGGGTTCAACCAGCAGCTGCGCTGGGCCATTGCGGACTTGCAGGACAAGCCGCGCGTGATTGCGGAGCTGCTGTGATGGAGAACACCGCCACCGTGCGCGCCCAACAGCACGAAACCCTGGACGCACTGGCCTGGCGCCGCCTGGGCGCGACCTCAGGGCACGTAGAGGCCACGCTGGCCGCAAACCCAGGCCTCGCAAGGATCGCCACCGACCTGCCCGAAGGCCAGCCCGTGCGGCTGGTCAAAGCGCCAGAGCCCAAGCGGCCGATGGTTTACCTGTGGGACTGACAAATGAGCAAAGAAATGGTCAAAGAAATCGCAGTGGAGGGAGCCAAGGCAACGCCGCCTGTGGCAGTCGTCACAACGTCCATGGCCAACGGCTGGACCATGAACGACACAGTGATCGCGCTCACCATCGTGTACTTGCTGCTGCAGATCGGATGGCTGCTGTTTCGCTGGTACCGGGCCGCCTATGGCCGGGAAGTGAAGGCAGAGTGATGGACACACGGCAAGCCATCGCCCGCATAGCCGTGGCCGCGCTCACACTGTCGGCCGCGGGCTTCGCCACCTGGCAGGCCAGCGAAGGCGACGGACCCACCAGCGTGCGCGCAGACGGCGCCGTGGTGCACCACCCCTACATCCCGACCGCGGGTGACGTGCCCACCATCGGCCACGGCTCGACGCGCTACGAAGACGGCACACCCGTGCGCCTGTCCGATCCGCCCATCACCCGCCAGCGCGCAGAGCAGTTGGCGCGCAACCTCAACAGCGCGGAGGAACGCCGCTTCAAGGCCAGCCTGCCAGGCGTGCTGCTGTACCCCGGCGAGTTCGACCTGTACATGGACTTCGTGGGCCAGTACGGCATCGGCAACTGGCACAAGCCCAAGTCCCCGCGCACCTGGCTGCTGCAGGGCGACTACCTGGGCGCCTGCCAGGCGCTGCTGGCCTGGCGGTTTCAAGATGGACGCGACTGCCGCGAGCCACGCAACTGGGGGCCGAGGGGCTGCAGGGGGGTATGGCTGCGGCAGCAACGCCGGCACGCGGACTGCATGGAGATGCAGTGATGGCTGCGCTTAAGGCCTACGCATGGCAGCTCGCCGCACTGGCGCTCGCCGCGCTGCTCGCTGTACAGAGCGTGCGCTTGGCCAACGCCAAGCGCGACCACGCCGTGGCGGTGGGCGTGTTCAACGCATCAGCTGCCAGAGCGGAGCGCGAGGCGCGCCAGCTGTCAGAAGCCTATCGAACCCTGGAGAACCAAAACCGTGAACAGATTGCCAAGATCGGGGCCGAGACATCGGCCGCCATTGCCGCTGCTGATGCTGGCGCTCGCCGCGCTCGCGCTGCTCATGACAGCATGCAGCGCGACCTCGCCGACTACATCGCCGCCCACAGTCGCGCCGCCCAAGCGCGCGCCGCTGCCGGACAGTGCACGCCAGACACCGCAGCCATCGATCTGCTTGCCGACCTGCAGCGACGCGCTGACACGCGAGCGGGAGAGCTGGCGGCAATTGCTGACAAAGCCCGCACCCGTGGCACCGGCTGCGAGCGCGCCTACGACGCGGGCGACGCCCTGAACGAGGCCGGCACGCCGGTAACACCATAGGGGCCGACATGTGGAAGCTGCAAAGCCTGCGCGCCATCATCACCAGCGCCGTGCCGGAGCTGGCGCGCGACCCGGAGCGCTTGATCGTCATGGCCACCGATGGCAAGGCCGTTTCCACGCTGGCCGGTGGCCTGTCGTTTGAGTACCGCTACACGGCGGCCATCACCGTGCTGGACTACACCGGGCACACCGATGCGCTGTTTGTGCCCATCCTGGCATGGGTGCGCCGCCACCAGTCCGAGCTGCTGGCCAACCCCGCCGCACAGGAGCGTGGCGTGGAGTTCACCGTGGAGCACCTGAACACCGCGGCGGTGGACATCGGCATCCGCGTGCCGCTGACAGAGCGCGCCATCGTCAAACCCGACCCGGCGCACGCCACGCGCTTCAACGTCACGCACCCGAAGGAGCCGTGCCACCCCGGTGGCCAGTGCCTGCCCGAGCACTGGGAGCTGTGGCTGAAAGACACTCTGCTGGCGGCCTGGGACATCGAGGCGCCGGCCGAGCAATCGCGCTTCGACCTGTAGCGCATGGCCGACTTCACCGCGCTGGAGACATGGGCCGAGGGGATGCTGCGCAAGCTGCAGCCCGGGCAGCAGCGGCGCCTGCTGGTGGACGTGGCCCGCCGCCTGCGCACCGCCAACGCCCAGCGCATGCGCGCGCAGCAAGACCCGGAAGGCCAGGCGTGGGAGCCG